CTTAAAGTACTTATTGCGGCCATTAGCCCACCAATGATGCTGGTGCTGAATACGGCTGGATGAGACCGCGTACTCTGTTAATCAGCTGATAACCCATCCGATAAGGGCTTGCACTGATCCCATCCATACCGACCCCACCAGTCTGGCTGACTTGACGTGCTTGCCAGATGTCTACAGCCACGATCATTGCGGCCTCTCTGATGGCAGGGGTTTGCGCATAGTCGACTTCTTTGGTGTCTTGTCCAGATGCTTTACCACTTGGAATTATGCGATGGAATGGATCGTTAGCGTGAACCTTTGCAAACTGAATAAATGAATAACCGTTAGGCCATTGGTAGTTGCTAAAATAAGACCAAAACGCCGTGCTAATACTAACTGGTACGTTAATGCCAGGGATGGTGCCAGTAATAACGTGGTTGCCGCCATAAGTGCTGCCGCACCCTTCAATGGCCACAGATTGACCCTTAACAAATATGCCAGGGTTTGCTAATACTAATGTTGCCACGTTGTTTTGTAATCCTGCCGCTACTACTGGTGCTTCGTTCCACCATAAGTATTGTTTAATTAAATCTTCTGATGTTTGGCAGACTTCTTCTAAAGTCGCATCGGTGTAAAGAGAGCCAATGCCTAAGTTGGATCGCAACTCGGCGACGGTTACATAAGTGGCTGCCATCTCTACTCCTTTGTTAAAAGCTCCCTGGGGCTAGGGCTACTAAACCCCAGGGATTACTGATTGTGTTAATTAGGCCTTTGCGTACTTGATGATTCCGTAAGGCATTTTTGCGATTGTTGCCATAAAGCCGTAGATCGCTACCTGTACTTGTAGGTTTGATACTACGTTTACAGACATATAAGCCTGTGGGCTGCGGTATACAGTGAAGGCTTCTGGTGCAAGGATGATTGCAGAGTTATCATCAAATGCAGTCTGTGAGAAGTTCTTGTCTACGTATAGATCAAGTCCTAATACATTTCCACGGATTGATGTAGGTGCAACTTGTCCAGCTGCGTTCATTGGTTGCAATGCGTTGTAGATTGGGCGACCAGTAGTGTCTTTAGCACCTAGTAGCGCATTCCATTGTGCTGGGTTTCCGATGTAGTTCTGTGCAAAGTAACCAGTGTTTTCGTAAACCAATTTAGCAGCTTGTGATGTGTAAGCAATAATTCCATCGCTGTCTGCTGTTGTTGCTGATGCGTTTGTACCAGCTGCGATCAAAGCAGTTACTACTGCTGTGTCGATAGTTGTTAAATATGCGTTTTGTAGCTGTTGAGTTAGCTCTGCATAGAAGTTAGGGTCTGAACGCTCTAGCAATTCAACTGAGAGTGTGTTCATACCTGAGTACTTGTTCACTGTACCAGTTAGGTACTCAGTTACCATACCTGTGTTTGATACTGCGCCAGCCTCTGCCTCAACAGTTACTGTAGGTGCAACGCCGTTGCCACCGCCTGCTGAAGTTACCAAAGATGGTACTGAGATAGTCATACCTGATGCTGGTAATGTGCCTTGTGAGCAAGCATCAATAGCAGGTGTACCAAAACGAGTGTTTGTTACAAACTCGGTTAGGTATTGTGTTGGATTAAATGCAGGGTTGGTTGAGAATGAATCATCTGCTGCTGCAATGTACAGTCTTGACTCATCTGATCCTAGAGCAGCTTTGATCTTGTGCTCTGTGTACTTTGCCATCGAATCGATAGGTGTGCGTACTCGTGTTTGAATTAATGGTGCTGTAATAACTGGGCGTGCGGCTTCTACTGTAGGAGTAGCAGCCTCGACCTCTGTGCTTTGTGGTGTTGATGCTGTTTCTTCCACAATAGCCTCGCTTTCTGTAGTTTGAGTTTGTGTCTCTGGTTCGCTTTCGCTAGCAGCAACTTTAGTAACCTGCGCAGCTGAAAATGCAGGTGATTCGACTAGGCTAACCTCACGTAGAGTTGCGCTAGTTACATATAAATAATCTTTTTTCTGGATTGACTTGTTTACGTCTACACCAACAGATAAACCATCTACTAATGCCTCGGATGCCAGGATTAAAGCATCTTGACCTTGCATTGATGCGCTGATCTTGAATGATGCGTAAATGCCATCCTCTGCTTGTTGAAACTTTTGCATACGGCCGATTGGCTTTTCTGGACGGTGTTGCATAAGCATCTTAACCTTGCCAGGATCTCCAATTTCGATTGAGCCTTTAGCAAATACAACTTTACCAACGGAAGTATTGCCTGCTTCTTCGAATGGCACAATTTTGCCAGAGATAATTCTGCGCTCTGAGTCAGAGGCTTCTACCTGGCTACTGAATGTAAGTATCATCTTCTACTTCTCTGCCTTCTGGTGTCATATTTTCCATTTCTTTCGCATCGTCCACATCGATCAAACCTAGTTGCAACATTTTCTCTATTGCTTCTAGTCGTTTCATTGTGTCGGCACGTAAGAATGATTCTTCTATTGCAAACTTAACTACGTGGCCACGAGCCGTAATATCATCCATAGATAGACGATCCTCAATGGCACAGATAAATGGTTGGAGAGAATATGCTACAAACTCTTTGCGACCATCGATAATGTTTTGATAGGTCATAGAGTTATTCATATCTGCTGATATGTAATACGCAGGCACGTTCATAGCTCTAGCAATTTGTGTTGCCAAGTATTGTTGCGCTTCGTTGTACATCATATCTTTAGGGCTAAATCCTGTTGTTTCATAAGATAATGTAGATGTTAAATATGCTGTTGATCTATTTAATCGGCTTTGCTTCCATTGTGCTAATAATCCAGATACTTGTGCTTCTGGTAAATCTGCTCCAGTGTTTTTAATGTAGCCAGATGGCATTGGAGTTTGTGCAGATACAGCTGCGGCCTTTTCAATATCTAATGCGCTTTGAATTGTACGTGCAGCAGTTGTTAATACACCTTGTGTTAAGCCCTGGAATGTGATAAGTGAGTTAATGCCAGACATTGGTGCTCTTACACCATCGACAAAGTATTCTTCTACTTCTGTACCAAACTTATTTGTTGTAAATGTAACTCGATTGTTAGCGATCCACTCAAATCGTGATGGTCTTAAATCATCTGCATATAATTCTGTAACACGCCAATATGCAACGCCATAAAATAAAAGACTATCGACAGTCCAGCTTAGCGTGACGGATCTTGGCTGCCGATAGTCTGGTTGTTCTAACCACAGAGGGCTCCCCAGCTCCTCACCACTTGACTTCTTGTAAAGTTTAAGTGGCAGGTAGGAAACTACACCAGCAATAAGATTTCTGCAACGAGATACAGCAGGTACTTGCATTGCATAATTACGATCTAATCCACCAGGGAAATTACCAACACCAGTTGTAAATGAACCATAGCCATAAGCTGTGTCCATAATGGCAGGGGCGTATTGCGCTTGAACGGATTCTTTATTTTTGGTAATTCCCAAAGCAGACAATAGACCCATAGAAGTACTTTATACCATAAATCGGACTTTTAGTGCAAGTTAGACATAGATTTGCGCAGTTTGTTGCGGCTTAGTTAATTGACTTACAACCATAGCCAGGGATATAGCAGCTGTAACATCGCCAGCAGATTTACGCCTAATAATGCGCCATCCAGCATCGTTTGTCTTAGCCGCGCAGTTATTTAGGTGTTGCACTAGCTCTGCCTGACCACTATGTACGACACGGCCATTGGCCAAACCATCTGCAAGATCTGAGCACGCCTGGTAGAACGCCTGGCCTGATACGTCAAGCATTCGCCAACCACTTTGTTCAAGTCTTGTGGCAATAGTTTGCGTAGCATACTTATCAAAGCAAATCAAGAACGGATGGTACTTACGTGCCCACTCATTTATATCACTAGCCATTTTAATTTCATCTATTGCAATATCGCTATGCCATAACTGGGCTAGGCCAACTGCTATTTTGCCATCTTTCATCTGACCCATAACTAATGCACCTGATCTTCTTGTTGGTGCAATATCAAATGCCATAATTGTTTGTGCACCTACTGGTATTTCTAATGTGCTATCACTGCAAGCCTCAATAGATCCATACACCCAAGGGCTGACCGTGCTATCGATCCATTGGCAAAGCATCTCAGTGCGTGTAGCTTCGATGCTGTTAGTGCTTACAGATTCTTCTAATGTCTGCTCGGTTATCAAATGACCAAGTGCCGGGTTAGCCATTGCCCAAGCCTTCTTATCGTGGATCTTGCAATGTTGTGGTGCGCTGTATTCGTAAAAGCCTAGATTCTCTGGCGGATATGCAAGACAACGCTCTCTTAGCTCATTAAGCACTGTACTAAAGCCATCACCAGCATTACTGGTCATTAAAGTCATTGCATTAGGCCGTGCACGTGTGGTAGGGAGCGCAGCTGTAAATGCTTCTTCTGTCCATTCTCGTAATTCGTCTATGTATAAGAAATCTGCGGTCTTACCACGGGGTGCATCACGAGTAGCGGCTGCAATTTCATACCTTGCGCCATTAAGTAGTGTTATAGATTCTTGACCATTGGCCAATCGGATCTGTCTTACCTGATCTTTCAAGAATGGATTATCTTCAATAGTAAATGCGACTTGCCTAAATGTATCTAATGCCATATTGCGGTTAGAGGACATACCTAAAATGTTTTTAGAACCCCACAAAAACAGATGGCTCAGAATAAGCATACGTGCTAGGTGTGTCTTGCCATTTTGACGTGCCACCAACAATAGGGCTGTTTTCTTACGCCAGTTATTATCATCATCTACAGATAACAAATCATCTAGCACCCAGCGTTGCCAGGGAATCAAAGGTAGGTTTATTTTCTCAGCTAGATCCGCAACCTCTTGCGCCCTGGACTTACCTTTAAGTAAAGGCGTGTGGATTCGAGGCTCGGTACTCCCGATTAGCCCGACCCCTCGTTGGGTCTGGTTTATTTCCGCATCATTTCGCATCGAAGTCAAGCGTATCAGGTTTATTAAAAGGTGAATCTGGCACTGT